CGGGTGAAGGGGTAGCGGAGACGGCGCGCGCCGGATATGAACGGCACCGTTATTATCATCCGTTGTGACCCGACACTAGAAACCCGAAATGGGATTGGCCGGGAACTGGTGGGACATAGCGGGAAAAAATTGGCCTCGCGTCTGACTTTCCACTGAGATCTGCGGCGCCTGCAGAATGAGGCGCCTGAAATCCGAAATCAGGCGGGTGACCGAATTTCGCCAATGGATTTCCGAATTCGGGACCGTTTGAACGGGTGACCGTTCAAGCGGTTCAGGCGCGTCTAAAAACCGTTTTAGAGCAGCTCAAGGATGAGGTCATCAAATGCCAGAGCCAGCGTGCCAAACGACCTGGCCAACCACCCGGATGTTATTCGCCTCAGAAGGCTGAACAGTTTCGGGTTGGTACGTCTTATTATCGGAAATGATGGACATCGAGCCGTCTACCCGGCGGTGAACGCGCTTTACTAGCAACGCTCCCGAGACTTCCAGAACAAATATTCCGCTGAATTCTACATTGCTGATGGCGGTATCGACGATAATAAGGTCGCCAGGATTAATGGTCGGCGACATGCTGTCGCCTTCAACCTCCAGGACAACCAAGTTTTCTTTGCGGCGATGCAGCCTTGTACGGATCCAGTGCTCGCTGAACGCCATGAAGCCCGAAGGGCTTTCTTCACCGGCCTCAATACCGCGGCCCGCCTCTGCCTTGACAGCATAGCGAGGAAGTAAGGCATAGCCGTTCATCGGCGCTGTGGAAGCGCTGATTTCGGCGGCCGGCGCTTGTGGCTGGGGCGCCTCTCTCCCGATGCCAAAGATAAGCCATAGCGCGTCGACGCCCGTCGCTGAGGCCAGCTTTTCGGCCGTGCCGATCTGCATTTCTGCCCCGTTCAGGTAGTTCTGGAGGGTCGTCTTGCCTAGGCCGACCTCTTTGGCGAATTCAACGATCGTTTTTCCGGTCTGCTCGATCGCCTGGCGGAGCCGAATCCCCCGATTCTTGGCTTCGGGGTTCGGCGGGTTAACCCCGAAATCCGGCTTTTTCTCCGTCACTGGTCATAATTCCATATAAATCATGGACTTAGGGCATTTTTTTGTCCCATCGAACACCGAACAGAACATTTATCTGTTCATGCTGCTTGCGAAGGACTTTTTTGTGTCCTAAGTTCACGAACGTTGATCAGAACCACTGAGAAAAACCGGCTGGCAGGCCGGTTTTCTGGACGGATGGTATGGCCGAAAAGCGTCGTGACGTCGACCGCGAAGACATTAAGGCGGCGATCAGAAAGACCGGCATCACATGTGAGGCGCTCGCCCTCGAGCATGGTTTCTGCCGTTCTGCCGTGCGCGTCGCGCTCATGCGCTCCTGGCCCGCCGTCGAGGCCGTCATTGCTCGGCACATCGGCCGCCGCCCCCAGGATCTCTGGCCCTCTCGATACGACACCGCCGGTCTCCCGCTCCGCCGCCGCCATCGTGCGGCCTCGGCAGAGATTACGGGCCGGCATGTCCGTGAGCCCCATCAGAAAGCGCACGCTGCATGAACATCATCGACATCCCGCTTGAACAGATCGAGCTGCGCGACCGTCTGCGCAGCATCGACGACGACCACGCCCAGGTGATCGCGGCGAGCATGGCCCTGCACGGGCAGATGACGCCGATCGAGGTTCGCCGTGACGAATCGGGCACTGGCTGGCTCCTGGTTTCGGGGGCGCATCGCCACCGTGCCGCGCAGCTCGCGGGGCTCGAGACCCTGAGCGCCATCGTCTTCGAGGGCAGCTCCGATGAGGCTCAGTTGCGCGAGGTGGACGAGAACCTTGCCCGCCACGAACTTTCGGAGCTGGACCGCGCCTTCTTCTTGTCGACGCGCAAGCGGATCTACGAGCGCCTCTATCCCGAGACGAAGCTGGGCGCGAACCAGTACTCGGTCGGGTTCGACAAAATTGGCGAAACCGCCCGCTTCACCCTGGCAACGGCCGAAAAGCTCGGGCTCAGCGAGCGCTCGGTACAGCGCGCGCTGGCCCGCGCCAATTTGGCGCCTGACGTGCGCACCCGGATCGCCGGCACCTGGCTCGCGAACCATGGCGCGCAGCTCGACGCTCTGGTGAAGGCGACGCCGGCCGAGCAGCGGAAGGCAGTCGCCCTGCTGTTTCGCGAGAAAGAGCCGCTGCCGAACGTCGCGGCCGCGCTGCGCGCCGTCCGCGGCATCCGGGAGGAGGCGCCGGCGGAGCATGAGGAGCAGCTCCGGCGCCTGATGGGCGCGTGGAAGAAGGCTGGCGCACGGGCGCGCCGGCTGTTCATCGAACACCTCGAGGAACTCGACATGGTCGAGGCTCGGCCCGCCAAGCGCGAGGCCGCATGAGCGAGCGCCAGCACAACCAGCCGCCTGCGGTGGTTGCCGAGGGCTTCCGCCGCGTCCGCCAGTACGGGCTGGACGAGGTCTGGAACCGCCTCGCGGCGGCGTGCCGTGACGCGGGCGGGCAGAAAGCCTGGGCCGAACGGAACCGGCTGAGCGCGGCCTACGTCTCGCAAGTCGCCAACGCCCAGCGTGAGGCGGGCGAGAGCATGCTCCGGCTGCTCGGCCTCCGGCGCCTGGTGCGGTTTGCTGATCTGCAAACCGCCCAGCCCGGCGCGCCCGCCATCCCCTTCGCCTGCAGTTTCTGCGGGCGCGACAACCGGGAGGTCAGCCGCCTTCTGGTCGCGTCCGGACCCAAGCCGGCCGGCATCTGCAACGAGTGCGTCGCCGATGCCGCGGAGCAGATCGCCAGCGTCACACCCACCGAGGGAGCTACCCCATGAGGGCCAATCCGCCCGTGCGGCAGGAGCTGCACGCGATCATCATCGACTGCCTGCGGCTGTCGGATGACAGCAGCCTGAACCTTGCCGAGATCGACACCGCCATGCAGGTGCGCGGCGTGAAGGTCAGCATGACTCTGATCGAGCGCGCGGTTCGCGACCTCGAGGCCGCCGGGCTCGTGATCCGCGAGGAGCGCGTCGGCAAGGGGCCGATCGTGCGGCTGCCCGAGCAGGCGCCCTGCCCGAGCATCGTGTGCGACGATGCGTGGCCAGAGCTGGAGCCGCTGAACGACAACCGCCGCCCGCACCGCGCGGCCTTCACAGTGCAGCAGCCCGCGACGATGCCGCGCGCGCTGGACCATGCGCGCCGTGTCGGCCTCGACCTGGTGCTGGTGGCCACCGGCGCGGGCCTCGCGCTCGCCGTGCTCTGGGCGGTGGACCTGCTGTGGAGGGGCGCGTGATGAGCGACGAAATCTCTTCGCCCCCTCGGGAGAACGACGAGATGGTCAAGCGGCTCGTGCTCAGCAGCCTGGAGGGCCTCCCCCTGACCGACATCCAGTGGGAGTTCCTGCACGGCGTTGCCCTGCTGATGCGGGTCGGCGGCCTGAACGTTCAGGCTGCCATGGCCTGCATCAAGCTGTCTCCGACATCTCGCGGAGTTTCGTGATGATGAGCTTGGCCTGCGATTGGAGGAAGACATTGCTGTCGTCGGCAGCAACGGGCTCCAAGTGCGCGATGACGTCTGCGCGTGAGACCGCGTCCCTTCGTGCGAACAGCTCGAACATGACCTGGCCGAAGCCGCTGTCGAGCGTGAACGCCGCCCCTTCTTTCAGCGCCTGCATTCTCTCGTCAACGAAATCCTTCACGAATGCCTTGGGGTCGAGTTTCGGCTTCCTGGCCATCAGTTCTCTCCTCGGTGTTGTGGCGATTCCGAGGGTAGAGGGGCGGCCCGGCCGGAGTCATTGCGATTCCGGCCGGACGCTTCCCGCTGCGCTGCCCGCGCAGGGCATGGGGGCCTGAGCCATGACGCGCCGCGCCAACTCCGCCCACCAGCCTGACCTGCTGGACTGGCAGCCCGCCGAGCCGGTGACACGGTTCGACGAGACCCTGGTGCGCGCGTCCTCCATCGCGGGCCGCGTGTGCCGCGGCGTGTCCGTCGCGTTGAAAGAGGCTGCCGCGCGCGGCCTCTCTCGCGAGCACATCGCGCAGGCCATGAGCGACTACCTCGACGAGAGCGTGAGCAAGAACATGCTCGACGCCTACGCCAGTCAGGCCCGCGAGGAGCACATCATCAACGTCGTCCGGTTCATCGCCCTGGTGCATGCCACGGGCGACCGGCGCTTGCTGGAGATGATCGCCCAGATGTTCGGGTGGAGCGTCATCGAAGAGCGATACCTGCCGCTGATAGAGTTGGCGCAGGTGCGCGAGAAGGAAGACGAGCTGAAGCGGCACTCCGAGGCGCTGCGCCGCAGGGCGCGCGCGGGAGGGTTGGTCTGATGCTCACCCGGGAATGGTTCAGCGCCGCTGACCTGGCCGCTCTACAGCTGCGCAGTATGCCCGGCACCGAGCGTGGCGTACAGCTCGTCGCTGCGGATCAGCAATGGCAGCGAGCGGAATGGGAAGGACTCCGGTGGCGCCAGCGCGCGGGGCGCGGCGGCGGCATCGAGTATCACTACACGGTGCTGGGCGCCGTGGCGCTCACCGATCTGACGCTCAAGGTGCACCGCGCCGATGGCCAGGCCGAGGCCGCGCGCGGCAAGGCGGCGCTGTCTCGGGCCGATATGTGGGCCTGGTACGAGGGCCTGTCGGAGAAGAAGCGCGCCACCGCGCTGCGCCGGCTGGAGGTGCTGGAGCGCATCCGCGCGCTGACGATCGCCGGAACCGGCAAGGTGATGGCGATGGACCTGGTGGCCGCCGAGCAGCGGGTGAACCGGGACACGATCTATGCCTGGGAGAGACTGGTCGACGGCATCGAGCGCCACGACTGGCTGCCCTATCTGGCGCCGCGCCACGCCGGTGCCTGCGTGCAGCAGGTGGATTGCCCCGACGAGGCCTGGGACATCCTCCGGAGCGATTACCTGCGGCCGGAATCACCAACTTTCGAGAGCTGCTATCGACGCCTCCAGCGCATCGCGGCCGAGCGCGGCTGGGCACTGCCGAGCGCCCGCACGCTGCAACGGCGGATCGAGGCCCTGCCGCTGGCGACGCGCGTACTGGCCCGCAAGGGCGAGGATGGGCTCAAAGCCATGCTGCCCGCGCAGCGGCGCGACCATGCCGTGTTCCACGCCCTCGAGGCCGTCAACACGGACGGCCACATCTGGGACGTGGCGGTGCGCTGGGAGGACGGCACCGTGAGCCGGCCCGTGATGGTCGGCTTCCAGGACATCTACTCCGGCATGATGCTGAGCTGGCGCCTGGACCGCACCGAGAATGCGGACCTCGTCCGGCTCGCCTTCGGCGATGTCGTCGAGCGCTACGGCATCCCCGAGCACGTCTGGGCCGACAACGGTCGCGCGTTCATGAGCCGCGTGATCTCGGGCGGCATGACGCGGCGCTTTCGCTTCAAGATGCTGCCCAGCGAGCCGCTCGGCATCATGACGACGCTCGGCGTGCAGCTGCACTCGACGAAGCCGTATTCGGGCCGCTCGAAGCCGATCGAGCGCGCCTGGCGCGACTTCTGCGACACCATCGCGAAGCACCCTGTCTGCGCCGGCGCCTACCTGGGCAACAGCCCGGTGAACAAGCCCAGCAACTATGGCTCGGCCACCGTGCCGATCGACACCTTTCGCCAGCTGCTGGCGCAGGAAATCGAAGAGCACAACACGCGCCTTGGCCGCACGGGCGGCGTGTGCAACGGCCGCTCATTCCGCCAGGTCTTCGAAGAGAGCTACGCCGCGAATTCGGCGCGCATCCGCATCGCGACGGAGCAGCAGCGGCGCATCTGCCTGCTCGCAGCGCAGGGCGTGAAGGTGCGCGCCGACAGCACGGTGCACCTGCTTGGCAACAGATACTCGGCCGAGTGGCTGACCGAGCATGTCGGCCGGTCGCTCGTGCTGCGCTTCGACCCGGACAACCTGCACGGGGCCGTGCATCTCTACCGGCTCGACGGCGCCTTCCTCGGCACCGCGCCCTGCATCGAGGACGTCGGCTTCAACAGCACGAATGCCGCCCGTGCGGATGCGACCGCGCGCAAGGAGCGCCTCAAGGCCGAGAAGGCGCGGCTCGCCGCCGAGCGCCGGCTCGATAACCAGGCGCTCGCGCGGATCACGATGCGCACGAAGGAGCCCGAGCCCTACGCGCCGCCGGCGCCACGCGTGGTGCGCGGCAATTTCGGCGCGGCACTCGCCATCGCGCCGGCAACCCTGCCGGCTGACGAGGACGAGGATGAATACGACCGGCTGATGAGGGTCGGTCGGGAGAAGCAGCAGGCTGCGGGAAACAGCCTGCTGCGGGTGGTCACCAACCAGGATGCGGACTGACTGCGGGAACAGTCATCTGCCCACACACACGAGGGGAATTATCATGAGCGAGTTCGTTTCCGATAGGGCCAATACGGCCGAAGGGCAGCACGCGATCCGCACCGAGGTGCTGTCCGAGCTTGGTGGGCGTACCAGCCGCAAGGCGCTGGACCCGTACCTGCCCGAAATGGGTGTCGGCTACTCCACCATCTATGCCTGGCTCAACGGCACCTATGAGGGTCGCAACGACGAGGTCGCGACCAAGCTCGAACGCTGGCTCGATGCGCGCCGGCTGCGCCAGCGCCAGGCGATGCTCGCGCCGAAGCGCCCCGACTTCATCATGACGCCGAGCGCGCAGGCCTATTGGGGCGTGCTGCAGCACGCGCAGCACACGCCCGACATGGTCTCGATCATCAACGCGCCCGGCACCGGCAAGACGAGTACTGCCGAGGAATATCAGCGCCGGGTATCGAACGTGTGGCGGATCACCGGCATGCCTGCCTACAACACGCCGCGCGCGCTGCTCGACGATCTCGCTGATGTGCTGGATATCGATGAGAAGTACTCGTCGCACTCAGTGACGAAGGCGATCATCAAGCGCCTGCGCAACACGGGCGGCCTGATCATCGTCGACGAGGCGCAGCACTATACGAGCGAGAGCCTCGACCAGCTGCGCAGCCTGCACGATACGGCGGCCATCGGCATCGCGCTGATGGGCAACGAGGTCGTGCAGAAACGGCTCGAAGGCGGGGCACGGGCCGTGCAGTTTGCGCAGCTGTTCTCGCGCATCGGCTATCGGCTCAAGCGCAGCGGCCCGAAGAAGGGCGACATCGAGGCGCTGATCGCAGGTTGGGGCATCGACGGCGATGAGGAGCGGCGCGAGCTGATGGGCATCGCTCAGCGGCCCGGTGCACTGCGCGTGATGGGCAAGGTACTGCACGCCGCGCACCTTCTCGCCGCCGCCAGCGAGACGCCGCTGAACGTCACGCACATCCAGATGGCCTGGGAACGCAGTGCCGGGCGCGACAGCACTCCTGCCTGACCATCATCCACCGGCCCGGCGCGAGGCGCCGGGCGACATGGAGCATCTCATGTCCGACGATATTGAAGTGCCTGACGGCTATCTTCGCGACACACAGGGTCGCCTCGTGCCGCGCAGCACGGTGAAGACGGAGCATTTGCTCGAGGACGATCTCGTGCGTCGCATCGCCGCTCGCGCCGAGGCTGTCTCCGCTCAGATCGCCGCGCTGCGGCGCGATGCCATGGCCGAGATCGAGGCACTGATGACGATCCTGCGCGAGCAGTACGGCGTGCAGCGCGGTGGCCGCCGGGGCAACATGACGCTGAGCAGCTACGACGGCGCGTATCGCGTGCAGATCGCGGTCGGCGATTTCATCGAATTCGGCCCCGAATTGCAGGTCGCCAAGGGGTTGATCGACCAGTGCATCCATCGCTGGTCCGATGGCGGCAACGAAAACCTGCTGACGTTGGTCAACGACGCTTTCGCGGTCGACAAGGAAGGCAAGCTGCAGACGGATCGCATCCTCGGCTTGCGGCGTCACAAGATCGATGACGAGGAGTGGAAGATTGCGATGGACGCGATCGGCGACGCGGTCCGCGTGAAGCGCTCGAAGGAGTACCTGCGCTTCTATCGCCGCGGCGCGGGTGCACAGGCGGCCTATATGCCGGTGCCGCTCGACATCGCGCGAGTGGAGGGCTGAACATGCAGTTGCTATCCATCATGCTGGCGAGCAGCTTGCGCGAGGCACGTCAGGAGCGTGTTGCTGACTGGACGCGGGCGACGTTCGGTGCGGAGTCTGCAAAAAATCCTGCCATCCGCGCGTGCCGCTTCCTTGAAGAGGCGATGACGCTGGCGCAGGCATGCGGCCTGACTGCCGACCAGGCAGTGCGCGTGTTGAGCGCCGTGTATAACAGCCCCCAACAGCGGGAACCGGGCCTGGAATTGGGCGGCGTCGGTGTGACGCTGCTGGCGCTCGGCGCCTCGCTTGACGTTTCCGTGGAGCTGCGGGAGGCGTGTGAGCTGCAGAAGGTCTTGGCCGTGCATCCGGATTATTTTCGGCGTCAAGACGACAAGAAGCGTGTGCTCATGGAGGGCGCGGCACCATGACCGGCCTCATTCGCACGAGGGATCAGGAGCGGCTGCCGATGAAGGCGCCGCGCCGCTCTGGCCACAACGCGCTGCTCGCGAAAGTTCATGTTGCCAAGAAGCAGCTCGCGCTGACCGACGAGGATTATCGCGCGATCATCCGCCGCGCGGCGGGGCGCAACAGCGCGGGTGAGTGCTCCGCGCAGCAGCTCGACGCCGTGCTGCGCGAAATGACGCGCCTCGGGTGGCAGGGGCGCACCAAGCCGAAAGCGGCGAAGCCCATCATCCGCATGATCTACGCGGTGTGGCGCGATCTCTCGCTGCACATCAGCGATTCCTCGGAGACTGCGCTGCGGGCATTCGTGGCGCGGCAGACCAAGACGCCGAGCAACCCTCAGGGTGTGAGCGCGCCCGAATTCCTCGACGTGGCTCAAGCGACGAAGGTGCTGGAAGGCCTGAAAGCGTGGCTGGGCCGCGAGCGTGCGAAAGGGGCGACGTCATGAGCGATATCATCGCGCCTGCTCGCTGGGACGGCGTGCCTGCGGACCCCATGGTGAGCGGCTGGCACCAGGTTCTCACCGCAGCGCCTCAGCGCGCATTCTGGTGCGCTCAATCGCAGCGCTGGCTGTTCTCCGGCCTGACGTTTGAGCCTCTCAATTTCGCGCTCTTCGCGAAGTACGTCGGCGCGGAGGCGTGCGATGCGTAGGCTGCCATCGACGCTCGATGCGCATGAGATCGAAGCGGCGCTCCGCGTGATTGCGCGAGAACTGACGCGCCAAATCGAGCTGCGAGATTTCATCGCCCAGCCGGAGGGAAATACGGCCTGCCATCAGGCGCGAGTGAAATTGCCGGACGATCGCGTCGTCGTCTTGCAACTCGCCATCGGACTGGATCCGTGCTGATGCGCGCCGAGATCATCCTCCGTCGCCTGCGTGCTCGCCGTCGCCATCATGGCTGGCACCTGCCTGCGATGCGGAGCCAGGCGTTTCTGCAGCCGCTCGATATCGAATGGCTGCACAGCATGCTCAGCGAGGGCGGGTTCCTCCTGGCGGTCGAGACGCGGCCATATCAGCGGCGTGACGGCCGCGTCTCCGTGCAGCTGACCTGGCGCTGCGCCGACCTGCAGGACCAGCAGGTGACGATCCAGCACGCCTACGTCATCACCGCCGACGCGATGGCGTCTCTGCTGGCTGAGGTGGCGCCATGAACGACCTACCTTGGCTGCCACACCTGCTGCGGCAGATGGCGGACACGCTGCCGCTCGATAAAGTGCTCGCCTTCGCCCGTGCTTATGGTGGCCGCGAGATCTACGTGCCCAGCGCCGCCCGCTCCGACAACGCGATCGGGCAGCGCTGCGGCGGCGACGTGCTCGACTGGCTGGTGCGGTACGCGCCGGGCCAGAAACTGCTCGTGCCCAAGGGCGCCGAGATGGATCAGGAAGCTCGGCGGGCAATCGCTCGCCGGGCTCTCGCCCAGGGGTGCTCGCTCGACGAAGCAGCGGCGCAATCCGGGCTTCATATCCGCAGCATCAGCCGGCTGCGCGCGCGCGTGAACGCGGCACTCAACAGCCGCCAGGGCAGCCTGTTCGGCGACGCCCCCTGACGCCGTCGAGGGCGTTCGCCACCTAGCGCATAGCCATGCTGCGGGGCATGGCGCAGAAATCCGACACCCTTTTCGAGCAAGCCTTCGCCCTCACCGTCGGTGCTGAAGGCGGCTTCCAGAACGACGAGACAGATCGCGGCAACTGGACTGGCGGCGACGTCGGTAAAGGGCAGCTCCGCGGCACGAAATTCGGCGTCTCCGCCGCGACCTATCCCACCCTCGATATCCAGACCCTGACGCTCGACCAGGCGCGCGACATCTACCGCCGCGATTTCTGGCAGCCGCTGCGCTGCGACGAGCTGCCGCGCCTCATCGCCATCCTCATGTTCGACGCCGGCGTGAACAACGGCCGCGGCAATGCCGTGCGCTTCCTGCAGCGCGCGCTGGACATCGCCGACGACGGCGTGCTCGGCCCGATCACGCTCGCGGTGCTGAAGGCGCATGGCGATTTCTGGGGTGTCGCCGAGCAGATGCAGCGCGAGCGCATCCGCCTGATGCGAAAGCTCTCGACCTGGCCGCGCTACGGCGGCGGCTGGGCTGAACGTGTTGCGGCTCTGCCTTGTGAGGCGGCCGCCATCTGCACCCGCATAGACGAGGAAAAAGCCCCGTGAATTCGCTTCTCACCACCCTGTCGACGGAGCTGCTGAATATCGCGCTCGTCGTGCTGCTGAGCGTCGGCACCTGGGGCGCCAAGCGCCTGTTGCAGTACCTCGGCCTGAAGGAGAAGAGCGCGCAGCTCGATATCGACGCGAAGACGCGCGAGTACCTCCTGGCCGCGGCCGACAACGGCATCGAGTTTGCGCTGCGGCGCTACCGCGAGCGTGTGGCGGCGGGTGAAGGGTCCGCTGATGCCGCGCGCAACGTGCTGGAGGACAGCGCCGCCTACGTCATCCAGCGCGTGCCCGATGCGCTGGCCCATTTCGGCCTGGATGCCGCCGGCGTCCGCCAGATCATCGACGCCCGGCTGCCGAAGCTCGACTGATGGAGCAGCTCCTCGAAGTCGTCCGCGTCTACCAGGTGCTGGTCGTGTTCGCGGCGACCGGCGTGATCAGCGTCGTTGGCTGGATGGTCGCGGCGCGCATCCGCCTCCTCGTCGAGGATAAGGCATCGGTTTCGAGCGTGACCGACCTGCGCAGCACAGTCGCTGCCGTGGACCAGCGCGTGACCGGGTTGGAGTTCGCCGCGCGCGCCGCGCCGACGATGACGCAGATGCAGGAAATCGTTGTGGCGCTCAGCGATATCCGCGGCGAACTGAAAGCGGGGACCGAGCGCTTCGAGGGCATCGAGACGCTGATCGAGCGGATGGATCAGCAGCTCAACAACATGGACCAGTACCTGCGGAGAATGCCGCGATGAGCGACTACCTGACGCACCTCGACCGCATCCTGCGCGGCGCGATCCTGACGATGCTGATGCAGGCACCGGGCGAGCGCAGCAGCGACGTGGTGCTCCAGCGCGTGATGGCGGGCCCGCCGCACAATGCCAGCTTAGGCCGCGTCTCCGCGCAGATGCGCTGGCTCGGCGAGCGTGGCTATGCCGAGGTGCAGGACGTCGCCGGGATGCTCTTCGCCATCATCACGCAGCGTGGCGTCGACCTGATCGAGGGGCGCGAGAGCGACCCCGAGGTCGAGCGCGTGCGGCCCCGCTGAGGCCGCGATGAGCCGTAAGAGCAGCATCTCGAAGTTGCCGCCCGCCGTGAAGACGGCGGTCGATGCGGCTCTCGCCGAAGGGCGGGCGACGATCGAACAGATCGTGGAGCTGATCGAGCAGATGGGCGGCCAGGCGAGCCGCTCGGCCGTGGGGCGCTACAAGCTGGATTTCGAGGAAAGCCTCCAGCGCTACCGCGGTGCGCAGGACGCGGCGAATGCCTGGATCGCGCAGTTCCGCTCGCGGCCGGACTCTGACGTGTCGCGCCTGCTGACGGAAATGATCAAGAGCCTGGCGTTCCAGACGATGGCGCAGGCCGGCACGGAGGAAGGTGGCCTGGAGCCGCTGCAGGTGGCGCGGCTCGCGAAGGCGGTGAAGGACATGGTCGGCGCGGACGTGCTGGTGCGCGGGCGCGAGGCGGAGATCCGCAAAGAGGAGCGCGAGCGACTGCAGGCGAGTGTGGATGGTGCGCTTGAGCGTGTGGAAGCCACGCCACGCCTGAGCCGGCAGGAGATGCTCAAGCGCATCCGCGAGGAAGTCTACAACATCGTCGAGACGAAACCGGAGGGGGGAGCATGATCGCTGGATTATTCATCCTGCAACTGCTCCTAATCGTGCAGGCAGCCCTCGTGTACGGCGTGTGGGTGGATGAGCGACGGCCGGAATGGTGGATCTTCTACCTGGGCTTCACCCTGCTGATTTTTGGCCAGCTCGCGCCATTTCCCATGATCTATGCGGTCGCGATCGCGGCCGGTTATATGGGCATGTCCGTCTACCTGCATTGGCGCCACCCCACGGGCTGGTCCTGCCATGCTTGAGCCCGCGGTGCCGCTGCATGGCTATCAGAAGCGATGGTTCCTGGATAAGTCGCGCTTCAAGGCGGGCATGTTTTCGCGTCAGACAGGCAAGACGTTCACGACGACACTAGAGATCGTCGATGATTGCTTCGAAGCCTGGGCAAACAATCGCCGCACCCGATGGGTAATCCTGAGCCGCGGAGAGCGGCAAGCGAAAGAAGCGATCAACGAGGGCGTCAAGGTGCATGCGAAGGCCTATGACATGGCCCTCGACATGGTCGAGTACGACTACGTGCCGGAGGACGAAGAGGGCAAGAAGAAGGAAATCTCTTACCGAGCCTTGGAAGTCGAGTTGCCTGGGGGCTCAAAGATCACCGCGCTTCCGGCCAACCCGGACACCGCCCGCGGCTATTCGGCCAACGTCTTCCTCGACGAGTTCGCCATTCACCCCGACAGCCGCGCAATCTGGGGCGCGCTCGCTCCCGTCGTCTCGAATGGCTGGAAGATCCGTGTCACGTCGACGCCGAAAGGCAAGGGGAACAAGTTCTACGAGATCATGACGCAGGCTGATTCGCGTCACGTGGTCGACATCTACCAGGCAGTCGCTGATGGCCTACCGCGCGACGTCGACGCCCTGCGCGCGCTGATCAACGACGAAGATCTCTGGGCGCAGGAGTACGAACTTGCCTGGCTCGACGAGGCATCGTCGTGGCTCTCCTACGATCTTATAGCGACCGTTGAACATGAGCTGGCCGGCATCCCCGCGTTCTACGCTGGCGGCGACTGCTATGTCGGTGTCGATATCGGGCGGCGAAAGGACTTGTTCGTCATCGTCGTGCTTGAGCTAGTCGGCGATGTGCTTTGGATGCGCGAAATGGTCGAGCGTCGAGGCGCGACCTTTGCCGAACAAGATCGGCTGCTCGCCGACATCTTTTCCCGCTACCGCGTGATCCGCTGCTGCATGGACCAAACGGGCATGGGCGAAAAACCGGTCGAGGATGCGCAGAAAACGCACGGCACGATGCGCGTCGAAGGCGTGCTGATGACGCAAGGCAATCAGCTACGCATGGCGACCAAGGCGAAAGAGGACTTCGAAGATCGGCGCATCCGGATTCCGCAGGGGCATCTGCATCTGCGCGGTGATCTGCACAAGATCAAAAAGGACGTCTCGGCAACGGGCACCCCACGCTTCGTCGCGGAGCGAGACGAGGGCGGGCACGCCGACCGGGCCTGGGCAATGTTCTTGGCGCAAGCGGCGGCAGACAAGCCGCGGATGCCGATCGAGCATCATGTCGGGCTGAGCAGCCGCGTCATGTCGAGCAGCATCATGAGCGATTTTCGGGAGGGCCGATGAACGTCCAGCGGATGCTGGCCTCGGATATCGAGGCAGCCCTCGACGAGATCGATCAGGCGCTGCGGCAGGAACAGCAATCCGGCCTGGTCGTGCCTGACTGCTGCGCTGACCTCTTCGACGATGACCTGGTCCTCCTGCCCGCACTGTGGCGCGAGCGACTGCAGGCGCGGCAGCGCGCCCTGACATACGAGCTGAAACTGCGGGGCTGGAGACGAACTCATGGCTGATGGCGACAAGAACGACCCGCAGCTCACGCGCGAAATCGCGACCATCGGCAGCGATCCGAATCGCTGGTTTTTCGGCGACAAGATCCGGCCCGAGGACACGGTGCTGCGCACGCGCGGCCGGGCGCGCAGCTTCGAGCTGTACGACGATCTCAAGCGCGACGCGAAAGTCGGGCATGTCCTGCGCAAGCGAAAGGCCGCGCTGCTCGGCCGGGAGTGGAGCGTCACGCCCGGCGATGACACGCCGGGAGCAGCGCAGGCTGCCGACCTGGTGCAGCGGGCGCTGGCGGGATGCGGGTTCAGCGCGGCTGTCGGCAAAATGCTCGACGCGCTCTTGAAGGGCGTTTCGTTTGGCGAGGTGGTCTGGCAGGTGCGGGGCGCGGAGATTCTGCCGAAGGCTATCCTGGCGCGGGATCCGCGGCGCTTCGACTTCCGCGAGGTCGAGGGCGAGAATGGGGCTGCTATCGAGCTGCGCCTGCTCACCAAGGCGGCGCCGCTCGACGGCGTCGCGCTGCCGCCGCGCAAGTTCATCGTGCACCGCTATGGCGACGTCTATGAGAACCCGTGGGGCCTCGGCCTCGGCCATCAACTGTTCTGGCCCGTGTTTTTCAAGCGCCAGGGCGTAGGTTTCTGGCTCTCGGGGCTCGAGAAATTCGCGCAGCCGACGGTGCTGGGCCGATACCCGGCGGGCACGCAGAGCGCGGAGATCAACAAGCTGCTGCAGGCGCTGCAGGCGGTCGCCTCAGAAGCGGCGGTCGCCGTGCCCGAGGGCATGGCCGCCGAGCTGCTGGAGGCGAAGCGCGCGGGCACGTTCGACACCTACGAGAGCCTGGCGCGCTACATGGACGAGGAGATCATCCTCATCGTGCAGGGCGAGACGCTGACCAGCACGGTCTCCAGCAGTGGCGGCTCTCGCGCGCTGGGCGAGGTGCACGACGGCGTGCGGCTGGAGCTGACGAAGGCCGACGCGGACGAGCTGAGCGACACGCTCAACGACAGCCTGGTGCGGTGGATCGTCGAGCTGAACATGCCCGCCTATGCCGGGCCGCTGCCGCGCATCTGGTGGGACGTGACGCAGCCGGAAGACCTGGCGGCGCGTGCGAAGCGCGATGTCGACATCACGAGCCTGGGTTATGAGCCGACCGAGGAATACATCCTCGAGACCTATGGCCCGGGCTGGCGACGCAAAGCGCCAGCACCGACGGCCGGCGATGCCGTGCAGGCGCTGTTCGCGGAGGCGCAGGCCGCGCGGGGTCAGCAGACGATGCCGCCGGCTGACGATCCGCGCGACGCGGCCGACATCCTCACCGAGCAACTCGGGCCGATGACGGCGGATGCAATCGAGCCGCTGCTTGCGCAGATCCGCGCGGTGCTCACTGGCGCCGATAGCGCGCAGGCGGCGATCGACGGCCTGGTCGCGCTCTACCCGCGCCTCGATGCCGAGCCGCTCGCGCTGCTGCTCGGCCAGGCGCTCGCGACGGCCGATCTGCAAGGGCGTGTGGATATGCAGGAGGGCAAGGGTGACGCCTGAGAAAGTACAGATCGGGCCGGCGACGCTGTGGTACGGCGACAGTCGCGAGATTGCGCCGACCTTGGCGCGGCCGGATGCGGTGATCGCGGATCCGCCGTATGGCCAGCGGCTCAAGACGAACGTGCAGCGAGGCGCGGGCTCGAAGAACTACCCGCCTCTGATGGGCGACGACCAGCCATTCGACCCCGGCCCATGGCTCGACCTGAGCGACGTCGTGTTGCTCTGGGGTGCGCACAAGTTCGCCGATCGCCTGCCGCCGGGCACCTGGCTCGTCTGGGACAAGCGCCCTGACGGCAGCGTGCGCTGCCAGGGCGACGGCGAGGCAGCGCTGCTCATGGACTACAGCCACCCGCGGCGCCCGCGCGCCTCGGCCGAGCCGCGGGTCGGGCGTGCCGCTCGAGTCCGTCAGGCGCCGCGCCGCACGATGCCGGCGCAGCGGCCGATGCGGATTTTCCGCCTGCTCTGGGACGGCTACCGCGTCGGCCCTGCCGGCCGCGAGGACGTGCGGCCGGGCCGCCCGCGCGTGCATCCGACCCAGAAGCCGGTCGCGCTCATGCGCTGGTGTATCCAGCAGGCACGCGTTGCCGAGGGCGGCAGTATCCTCGATCCGTGGATGGGCAGCGGCTCCACGGGCGTCGCGGCGGTGCAGTTGGGGCATGAATTCGTGGGTATCGAGGCTGAGCGGCGGTATTTCGACGCGGCGTGCGAGCGCATCGCCGAAGCCGTCACCAAGGCCGGCGCGACATGAGCGGCAGCGTCTCGGCGAGCAATGTCCCATTCGCCGAGGCGATCGATTTCCTGCGCGGCCGCCTCGGTCGGCTGCTGCCGTCGACGACGTGGACAGACACCTACGGGCGGCTCAACGCCCACGGCTTCGCTGTCGCCGGCGCCTGGCGCGACGCGCTGTTGCGCGATATCGGCCAGGCGGTGCTGGCGCATATGGAGGCGGGCAAGCCGTATCGTGATTTCCTTCCCGTGTTCGAGGAGATCGCGGCGCGCCACCAGTGGGATTACCGCGGCTCGGCCGCCTGGCGCGCGCGGACGATCATCGAGAGCAATCTGCGATCGGCCTATGCGGCCGGCCGCTGGAAGATGGCGCAGCGGTTCAAAGCGACGCGCCCGTACCTCCGCTACGTCGCGGTCCAGGACAATCGCACGCGCCCTCTGCACGCGCGGTGGCACGGCACCATTCTGCCGGTCGATCATCCCTGGTGGATGACGCATTTCCCACCCAACGGCTGGGGCTGCCGCTGCACGACCATCGGCCTCAGCGAGCGGCAGCTGGCCCGATACGGCTGGAAGGTGACGGATCCCGCGCCCGACGTCGGCCTAATCCCGCAGCGGATCCGCGGCGTGGGCACGGACGTGGTGGCGCCGGTGCCGGCGGGCATCGACCCGGGCTGGGACCACAACCCGGGTCTGTCGCTCGAACAGCCGCTCGTGCCGCAGCTCGCGGAGGATCTGCAGGCGGGGCGCTTCGTGGGGGCGATCGCGCGGCAGGCCGTGCAGCGCGAGGTGAGCGGCCTACGCGCGCCGGAGGTCGATCCGTCGCTGCTGCCCGCGATGCCCGAGGCTCGGCCGCTCGACCAGACTGCGCTATTGCCCGCGGATACGAGCGAGCAGGCGGCCATGGAGGCGTTCCTCGAGCCCTTCGGCGCCACGCCGGATGGCGAGCCTGTGCTGTACCGGGACGTCGCCGGCGGCGTGTTGGGCATCGGCCGGCGGCTGTTCGAGGCGCAGTCCGGTCAGCTCAAGGTGAGCAAGGCCGGCCGCCTGCCGTACCTGCGGCTGCTCGCCGACACGCTGCGCGATCCGGACGAGGTTTGGGTGACGGTCGAGATCCATGGCGCGGATCGTGTCCTGCCAGATGGCACGATGCAGCGAGCGCGGGTCGTGGTGCGCCGCCGCTACATCACGCGCTACGAAGGGCAGGATGGCACGATCGCCGGCGTCTCTGCATTCGAGTGGGATGGCACCACCTGGCAGGGCCGTACCATTTTCCCGGCCGGCGTCGTCCCCTCTGACCAGGAACTGCAAGACTACCTGGACGGGCGCGCGCGCTACGGCGTGCGCCTATATCGCCGAGAGTGATCGGGGAGGGGTGGGCCAGGGATGCACGCCACCTGGCCCGTGCCGCAGCATTTCGACGCCCGTGCCAGTCGCCTGCGGTCACGGGCTCGATATAGTCTTCGCGGTGCCGATTTTCCAGCACGATCGCCACGAGGCTGATCTGCAAATGGCTCCCCCACGTTTTGGACGCCGCTAAAACGTTTTTGAACGGCCTAAAACGGCACCCTGCCCGCCTCGGGGTGAGGTTGGAGCCACAGCGGCCGCCAGGGGCGGCCTGAGCCCGGAAAATGGCCCGCCCTAAAACCCTCCCCTAGACGCGGTCGAGGTCGGTCTCTCCTCCCTGCCGCCCCATTCTGCCGTCCTGACGAAGCCGCGCCTCGGCGCAGCCAGGGACAGCAGAGTGAAAGCCATCGAGATTTTCCGCGCCGGCACGCACACCACGACGGCCGGCTCCACGCTCTCCTTCTCGGAGAGCGACCTGGCCGCGATCGCCGCGGCCTATGATCCGGCGCGTCACGAGGCGCCGATCGTCGTCGGTCACCCGAAGCTCGACGCCCCGGCGTATGGCTGGATCGGCGGCCTGCGTGTCGAGAATGGCCGCCTGGTCGCTGAGCCGCGCCAGCTCGACCCCGCCTTCGCTGAGATGGTCGAGGCAGGCCGTTTCAAGAAGGTCTCGGCCGCGTTCTATAGCCCGACCAGTCCTGGCAATCCGACGCCCGGCAGCTACCACCTCAAGCATCTGGGCTTCCTCGGCGCGCAGCCGCCGGCCGTGAAGGGGCTGCGGCAGATCGAGTTCTCCGAGGTCGAGGGCGTCGAGGTGGTCGAGTTCGGCGACTGGTGGGCCTGGTCGACCGTCTCCCGCCTGCTGCGCGGGCTGCGCGAGTGGCTCATCACGGGCAGCGGCCAGGAGGTCGCCGATCGCGTGCTGCCGAACGACCAGATCACCTCGCTCGAGGAACAGGCCGCGCGCGAGCTGATGCAGCCCGACCAGCCCATGCCCGCCTTCGCCGAGGCGCAGCGCCTGGTGGCCGAGGTGCAGCGCCAGGCCGAGGCGGATGCGCAGCGTCGTGCGACCGAGCTGGCCGAGCGCGAGCAGCGCCTGGCGGCCCGTGAGGCCGAGTTCGCCGAGCGCGATGCCGCGACGCGGCGTGCCGAGGACGTGGCCCTGGTCGATCGCCTGGTCGGCGAGGGCCGCCTGCTGCCGGCGAACCGGGCCTCGGTGTTGGCCTTCATGGCGCACCTCGACCCCGCGACCGAGGTGCAGTTCGCCGAGGGCGAGCCCGCGTCGACACAGCGGGCCGCATTCCGCTCGCTCCTCGAAGCCGCCCCGCGCCTCGTCGAATTCGGCGAGGTCGCCGGCAGCGCCGGCATCGTCGTCTCCAATCCTGACGACCCGCAGGCCATCGCCCGCGCGGCCGACGAGTACCAGGAGGCCCAGCGCAAGCGGGGCGTGACCATCAGCAACAGCGAGGCCATTCGGGCCGTCGCAGGAGGCAAGCGGTGAACCGCATCCTTGTGAAAACCCTGACGGCCGCGGGGACGATCGCCAACCGGCGGCTCGTGAAGTTCGGCAGCAACGAGGGCGAGGTGGTCCAGGCCGCCGCCGCCAGCGATGCCATCATCGGCGTGGCGGACTGCCCGAACGGCGCGGTCTCGGGCGACAAGATCGACATCGTGCTGCTCGGCCTCTGCGACGTCGAGTTCGGCGGCACCGTGAGTGCCGGCGCGCTGGTGACGAGCGATGCCAGTGGCCGGGCGGTCGCCGCCGCGCCAGCGACGGGCGCCAACGTCCGCATTGCCGGTGCGTCCTATCAGGCCGCGGTGAGCGGCGACATCGCGCGCGTCATGCTCGCGACTTCCATGATGCAGGGGTGATCTGATGCCCGGTACTCCGTTTCCCGTCTCGCCGGTACTGACCGCCATCGCGGTCAAGTACCGCAACCGCAAGATGATCGCGGACCTGGTCGCGCCGCGCATCACCGTCGCCGCGCAGGCCTTCAAATGGTGGCGTTACGACCTCGCCGAGGGCTTCACGCTCCCCGACCTCAAGGTCGGCCGGCGCGGTCAGCCGAGCGAGATCGAATTCAACGCCGCCGAGGTCACTGCCTCGACCGAGGATTTCGGCCTCGATAGCCCCGTGCCGCAGGCCGACATCGACAACGCTGCCGGCGCCAGCCTGCCCGACCCGCGTGATCGGGCGGTCGAGGGGCTGATGGATCTGCTCGCGCTGGGGCGCGAAATGCGTGTCGCGAGCCTCGTGTTCAACGCCAACACCTATGCGGCCGCGAACAAGACCCAACTTTCGGGCACCAGCCAGTGGAGCGACTACACCAACAGCAACCCGATCGACGCGATGTTGCAGGCACTCGACAGCATGGTCGTGCGGGCGAATGTCGCGGTGCTCGGCGGCGCGACCTGGACCAAGATGCGCCAGCACCCGAAGGTGGTCGCGGCCGTCTACGGCAATGCCAACACGTCCGGCATCATCACGCGCGAGCAGCTCGCCGCCGTGCTGGAAATCGACGAGGTGCTGGTTGGCGAGGGCTTCGTCAACACCGCCAAGCGCGGCCAGACCGCCTCTATGGGCCGGGCCTGGGGCAAGCACGCGGCGCTGATCAACCGCAACCTCAACGGCGGCGGCGAGCAGCAGGGGCAGCCCACCTTCGCGTGGACGGCCGACTGGGGCGGGCCGCAGGCCGGCTCGGAGCGTGACAGCAAGATCGGCGTTCGCGGTGGCGAGCGTGTGCGGGCCTATGAGAGCGTGAAGGAGGTCGTGTCCGCCTCCGACCTCGGCTACTTCTTCCAGGACGCCGTGGCATGAGCGGCCTGATGCAGTCGGCCGGCCTCATGCAGTCGGCCGGGCTCGTGCTGGCCAGGGTGCTCTGGGCGATCTTCGAGCATGACGGTGAGCAGCACCTCATGGGCGCCGAGGTGGCGCTGCCGGCCGACCTGGTCGCGCGTCACGCGGTGCCGGGCGGTGCGCTGGAGGCGATCGGCCCCGTGCAGACAGCCGAGACGCGCGTCGACGCCTTCATCGCGCAGGCCGAGGCTCTGTTTGCCGACGGCATCCTGAGCGAGGCCGGGCTGCTCGCGGTGCAGTCGCTGCGCGCCGGCCCGGCGCTCGCGACGGATGCCGCGCCTGCCGAGCCTGTCGACCAGGTCGCCGAGGTCGAGGAGACGGCCGCGCCCGCGGAAGAGACGAGCGAGAGCACCGGCGCCGACCTCGCGGCCGACACCACGGCCGTGGACGATTCCGCGCCGTCGGGCGCGCGCGGCCGGCGGGCGCGCACGTCGTGACCGCGGCGGCCGCCCAGCCCAGCATCGGCCGGATCGTCCTGTACCGGCCGGCCGAGACGGAGCGCGCGCATGCGCCTCAGTCCGCTGAGGTCTGGCCGGCCGTCATCACGCGCGTCTGGGACGCCGAGCGCGTCAACCTGCGGGTCCTCGCCGATAGCGACCTGGGCGCCGCGTTTCGCGCTCAAGTCCGGCTCGATCCCGCCGGAGGGCCGCGCACCTGGTGCTGGCCCGCGCGGAGCTGATCAGATGGCCTATTGCACCCTCACGGACCTCATCGCCCGATTCGGCGAGCAGCGGCTGCTGGAGCTGACCGATTTCGACCATGCTGACCAGATCGGCGTCGATCGCGTCACCCTGGCGATCCGCGACGCCGATGCGCTGATCGAGAGCTACGTCGCGCTGCGCTATGCCGTGCCCGTCACGCCCGCGCCGCCCGTGCTGGTGGGCGTCGCCTGCGACCTCGTGCTGGCCACGCTGTCCGGCGATAACGCGAGCGAGGCGGTGCGCACGGCGCGCCGCGATGCCGTGGCCCTGCTGAGCGCGATCGCGACCGATCGGGCCTCGCTGCCGGGCGCGGTCGCCGCGCCGGCTGGGCAGACGCTCGGCCTCGGCTCGCCCGTCGTCGCGACGCCCGCGCGGCGGCTCGATCGCTGCTCGCTGCGGGACTACCTCTCATGACCGGCGCGACGATGAACTTCGCGGTCGATGCTGCCGGGCTGGATGTCGTGCTCGAGCACTGGCAGGCGCTGGATGGCGCCGATAAGCGCGGGCTGCTCGACGAGATCGGCCGCCTGATGGCCGAGAGCGCGCAGAATCGCTTCGAGATGGGCAAGGGGCCGGGCGGCGTGGCGTGGAAGCCGAGCCGGCGCGCAGCGTCGTCAGGTGGCCAGACGATGGTCGATACCGGCCTGCTGCGCGACACCCTGACGCACCGCGTGGTCAGCGACGATACCGTCGAGGTCGGCTCGAACGTCCAATATGCCGCGATCCATCAGTTCGGCGGGGTCATCAAGGCCAAGTCGGCGAAGGGCCTGCGCTTCTTCGTTGGTGATGACCTGGTGATCGTCAATTCGGTGACGATGCCCGCGCGCCCCTTCCTCGGCATCGACGACGGCGACGCCGACGAGATCCAGGGCATCATCACGGATCATCTCATGAGCATCTCAGGGGGGGCAGCATGATCACGCAGCTCGTCCTGGAGCGCCTGCGCCAGACTGCCATGCCGCCCTTCGCCCTCGTCGATGGCGCGGCGGATTATGCGTCGCTGCCGAACGCGCCGCCCGAGGCGCGCCGGCCCGCAGCCTACGTCGTGCCGACCGGATCGGCCGGCGGCGACAACGCCCTGGCCGCCGGCGGCTTCAGGCAGCCCCTGATCGAGTCTTTTGGCGTGATCGTCTTCACGGCCAATCGCCGCGACGCTCGCGGTGATGCGGCCGCGGCCGATCTGGAGGGGCTGCTCGACCACCTGCGCAACCAGCTCGTGGGCTGGCGCCCGGGCGAGGGCTGGCAGCTCTGCACGTTCCGCCGCGGCCGGCTGCTCGGGCTGAGCAGCGGCATCCTGACCTGGCAGGACGACTACCAGGCAACCGGTTGGCTGAGGATCTGACCCACATGGCCCAATTACCCATGCCGTCGCAGGGCGGCAGCTACACGAGGATGCCCGATGGCAGCCTGCAGCGCGCGACCGACGAAACCGATGCCGTCACCGTCGCCGGCGCCGACCAGGCCGAGCCGGCCGCGGCCGAGGACGCCGCGGCGGCCGAAGCCGATGCGTCGACGTCGTCGGCCACGGCCAAGCGGCGCGGGAAGGAGACCACCTGATGCGTTATGACCTGCTGGCCGTCCTGGCCAAGATCGAAACCACCTATGGCGTCGACCCTGTGCCGACGGCGCTCGCGAATGCCACGCTCTGGCAGGCCGTCGAGCTGACGCCGATGGAGGCGGACCAGGTCGCGCGGCCTCGCGTGCGCACCTACGACGCCGCGTCGGAAAAGCGGCTGACCGCCAAGCGGGCGCTGGTCCAGGGCAATATCGATGCTGCCGGGTCCGGCACCGCCGGCACGGCGCCGGCCTATGGGCAGCTGCTGCGCGCCTGCGGGCTGGCCGAGGTGATCACGCCCGGGACCAAGGTCGAATACGCGCCCATTTCCGCCGGCTTCGAATCGCTCGCCGCCTATTTCTACATGGACACGGCGCTGCACAAGCTGACCGGCGCGCGCGGCGCGCTCACCTTCAACGCGACCGCCAAGGCCCTGCCGTATTTCCGGCCCGCGCTGACCGGCCTGTTCCAGCCCGTCGTGGCGGGGTCGCTGCCGGCGCCGACCGTCACGGCCTGGAAGGAGCCGGTCGTGGTGGACAAGGACAACACGACCTTCAGCTGGGCCGGCACGTCGTTGCCGGTCAAGAGCTTCGCCTTCGAGATGGGCAGCAAGGTCGTGCACCGCGAGCTGATCGGCAAGCGCGAGGTGCGGATCCTCGGTCGTGAGCCGAAGCTCACGGTCCAGCTCGAAGCGCCGGAGCTGGGCAGCCTGAATTTCTTCGACCTGGCGGCCGCGCACGCGAAGGGCACGGTCACCTTCACCCACGGCGTGACGGCCGGGAACATCCTCGGCTTCAGCGCGGCCGCGGCGCAGCCGCTCAACCCCTCCTACGTCAACGACGACGGGGTCGCGCTGCTCCAGATCGAATTCACGCTGACGCCGGTCAACGGCAACGTCGAGTTCAAGTTCACCCTCACCTGATCGAAGGATTTCTTCCATGTTCGAACTTCCCCGCGACCTGACCTGGCGCTGGCCCGTCGCCGTGCAGCAGCCCGCCGATGGTGGCGTCCTTGTCGAAAAGCGCTTCGACGTTCGCTTTCGCTTGATCGACGACGCGACGCAGGAGCGCCTGATCGCCACCGACCCGAGCGGTCGCGCGCTGCTGCGCGAGGCGATCGTCGAGGTGTTCGACGTCGTGATCGATGGTGCGCCTGCTGTCGGCACGGCGCCGGGCCTGGTCGAACAGCTCATCAACGTGCCCTACGTCCGCGTCGCGCTCCTGCGTGCCCACAACCAGTCTGTCTCCGGGCATGCCGCGGCAAAAAACTGACCGACGCGGCGCGCGCCTGGGCCGGGCAGCGCCGCGCGACGACGCAGCACACCGCCCGGGTGGCGGCGCTCCGTGCCCAGGCCGCAGCGCTCGGCCTGCCAGCCGGCTGGGCCGAGCGCATGCTGGGGGCGGCGGCGGACGAGCCTGAGACGGTCCTGGTGCTGCCGGTGAACGTGCCGGCCGTGCGGGCATTCCAGGCGATGGCGTCGCAATGGCGGCGGGGCGGTATGGCCGGCCTGCCGACAGGGTTGGACCTGACCGTGCTGCCGATGGTCGCCCGAGCCCTGCGGATCCGCATCACCGAGGATCTGCTGATGCGCCTCCGGCTCATCGAAAACGCGGTGATCGGTGTGATGGTGGAGAAGATCGGTGTCCGATAGCCTGAGGGTCGCTGCGAAAATCACGCTCGACGCGTCTCAGGCGCGCAGCGAAGCCGCGGCCGTCGAAGCGGGGCTGCGCGGGCTTGGGGCGGCTGGCGCGGCGGCTGGGCAGCAGGCCTCCGCAGGTCTGACGCAAGCCGCGACCAGCGTCCGCGGCGCCGCCGGCGACATGACCGCGCTGGGCCGCAGTGCGGAGACGGCACGCGAGCAGGTGCAGCAGCTCGGGCCGCAGATGACCGCCGTGGGGGCCGCCGGCGCGACCGCCGGGCAGCAGACCGCCGCCGGGCTGGCGCAGGCCGCGACGAGCGCCCGCGCGGCCGCCGGCGACGTGGCCGCGCTGGGCCGCAGCGCAGAGACGGCGCGCGAGCTGGCGCAGCAGCTCGGGCCGCAGGCGGCCGCCGGGCT